CCTGCGTCGGCATCAAGTTCTGCTAGACGTTGTACTGCTTCTTCGCCTTTGGCCATTTCATTAACAATACGGTTCATCTCATTGAGGTAAACACTTGCAGTTGGAGTAGGTGTAACAATTACTTGTTCTGTTTGAACTTTTTTCATCATGCCTTCAACGTGTATTCTTTCCAGTATGCTTGTACCATCGTTGAATCTTTTTGCCATAAGTGCATTGCCAAGATCAGTTGCGGCTTGTCCTTCTGGTGATTCAATTGCCTGCATTAGACTGTCGTGCATGCTCTGTTGCATGGTTTCTGGATATACTACCAAGCACATATGTTCTTCACCTGGTACTTCTCTAAATATTATTGCAACCTTGCGATCGCCGTGTTTACCAACATGTTTAATCATTTTTTGTTTCTCCTTCAGCTTCAGACGTCTCATCAGCTTTTGTTTCAGTCTTGGGTTCGTTTTGCTCTAACCACAAGGTAATTTTATTATAGACATAACCAACTGTGGCCAACTCATCTGCTTTCCAAGCACTTCTTTCGGTAGCAGTTTCGATTATGGTTTTGCAGAATTTTATATCTGCTAACTGTAATGACACAGGTTCCTCTGGCGGTTGTGGCATTGGAATTTCTTTGTTTTCTTCTGTCATTGTATTAGTTATCTCCGTTATCGTTAACTACGTACTTTATTTAATGGTTTTTCAAGTCCAGGTTGATTTTTCCATGAAGCAAGCAGTTTCTGGATCGTTCCATTCTAGTTCATACTTACAACGAATATACCAATCACGTGAATTTGCCCAGTCAGGTGCATCACTGTAATCATGTCTTGTAACTTCTTCAACACAGGTTGTATCTTCAAGATCTAGTTCATATTCTGGATTATTGATCATCTTCATACAATGCCCATGTACCAAAGGGCGGATTGGGATTTTTATCACCGTGTATGATAAACACTGTATCACAGTAGTTTGGATCACCCCATGAATCAAATGGATAACCATCTGTGAACATTACCAGTCTCTTAGGATCAATTGCTTCTTCTTTTAGGTAGTTAAACACACAATCAAAGTCAGTACCGCCACCACCGTGTATTTCATAGTCATCAATAGCATCTATATTATCATCGGTAAATGTTTGTACATTGTACACTGAGGTATCAAAGCAACAAATAGTAACACGAAACTGTCCATATTCTTCCATTATGCCTTTAACTTCGCTCATAAAGTCTCTACCTTGCTCTGCACCGATTGAACCACTCATATCCAAAGCACAAAAGATGTCGATGTATTCATCGTTATCCATGCCAGGAAGAATAGCATCCATGTGCCAACCTTTACGATGCATACGTTTGAATGTGTAGTCTGACTTGATGGTTGACTGCATCTGCATACGTAGCAGTTCTCTCCAGTTCATCTTAGGCTCGGTGAGTTGTGCAACAATACGTTTTACACCTGCTGGCACATTACCAGGATCCGATGCCTGTGCCGCACTTAGCATGGCTTCTTTTATTTCTTCTTTGATCTTTTCACGTTCTTCTTTTGACCATTTAGTAGGACCTTTGCCTTCTTCGTCTTTTCCACCATCTCCTTCTGTACCATCAAGATGTTGATCAATCATTTGATTAACAAGATCATTCATGTCGATCTTTTCTGCATTTTCAAATAAATCATCATAGACTGCTTCACTGGCCCAATCAACATACTTGTCATCGTACAAACAAGGAACTGTGGTAATAAATTCGCCAACTCTGTGTTTTTTAAGATCAGCATTTACACAATAATCACATGCGACATTATACAATTGTCTATCTCTCTCGCCACGTCTGCCAAAATGATCATATACACAATGCAATACTTCATGACCAAAAAGGAATTCAACTTCTTTAGGACGTAGCATTTTAATAAACTTTGAATTGTAGTAGAAGTTTCTGCCATCTGTTGCGGCAGTTGCACACCATTCATCAGCATTAACCAGTTTCAATCTAGTAGCAAGATTACCAAAGAAACTGGCACGTAACAACATACCAACACGAGCAGTAATCAGTATTTCACGTACTTCTCTATCACGTGCAGGATCCATTGGACCTAGTATGTCCTTAAACTTTTCTGCTAAATCTTTGTTTACGGTTGTGCTTTGTGACATGTGTTACTCCTAATTTCTAACTGTATATACATATTAACACACATATCGTACAAGTCAACCTAAAAGTTCTATCTGGTCGGCTAATAGTTTAAAACAATCTGAGCTAGGATGCCCATTATCTGGAAACAAGTCACTATTTTCGCCTAGTTTAATAATCTGTTCACTGTGATCTAAGTCCTTTAGGTTTTTGATAATAAATGATTTTTCATTGATATCATAGTGTTTTAATATTGTTTGTATTTTTTGCCATGCACCAAAACTGTACCTTGGCGGATCGATATCCAACGATAAAAGTTGTTTTAGCCATTTTATATGGTGCTTCACAAAATTGTGCAGGCCTAAATTTTGATTGAAAGGAGCTTGTCCGTCAATGACGATGAACGGAATACCATAAGTTTCATAAAGTTGTTGTGCATAATGATAGTTTTGCCTATCGATATAGTCTAGTACTTGATCAAAATCAGTTTGCATTTTGAATTTAGGAAACTGTATTTTTTGCTCTTCTGGATCTTCCATGCAGATTTCAATGATGTCACGTAATGATTCAGTATGGAACCAGATAATAAAATCGTAATCTGCATGTTCTTTTAAGGTCCAGTAGGCATGTCTTAGTTGACCAAAATTGCCTGCACTGCCAGCACTTACGTTTGTAACTGAGTGCCCACGGACAGATAAATGGTAATCTAATCCTGTGTCGGGTATGGGTATCATCCATGGAAGACGTTTATACGATCCCACTCCCCAACTATCTCCCATTATAAAATACTTCAACCTAATTTGCCATTTAAAGGTAAAATAGTTATTTCAATACGACAATCTTCTGCATCTTGGAATTCTATACTTTCTTCGCCTGCCGCATCTGCAAGTTCTTTGCTTTCATATGCACCAACTAAGTATCTATGGTCTGTGCTTCTGCGAATTCTCTCAACAATATAAATGCTGGTTCCGGTATTCATCTAAGTCGAACTTTCCACGATCCTTTGTTGTAGGGTTCAGTTTCAAATTTACGTACATGTTGAGAAGCTTCGCACCAGCTGGGGAATTCTTTTTGAATAGCACCGTGACCAGTGATAACTCGTATTTCTTTTTCTTTGTCTAGCCATTTCTCATATGCAAAAGCAACAAACACTCTCCAAGCATCATGTACAGTTTTGCCATGTAGATCAATTGTTTTCATCTTTCGTCCATTTAAGTTTGAAAAAACCTAATTCTTTTTCTGTCTTTAAATATATTCTTAAATTGTCTGACCCATTTGTCCAACTCCAAGTTTGGTTTACAAATGGTGGTGTATCTGAATCAGGCACATTGAATTGTTGCCGTTTCTTAAGCATACCTCTTATGTACATAAAATCTCGTACTTCAGCACTGTATCCATATGTTTCAATCATCCATCCTAAACAAGTATGAAAATCCATTGGACCAAATGTACTACGTGGGAACTCTATGCAATATTCAAAATAGTTATTGTATGCATATCTTCCATCTAGTTTTTTAACAGTATATTTCATACTAGTATTTAAGTCCAAACAACACTGCGTCTGCATTATCTTTGAAGTAGAATATTACATGCCATTCGTTAACTGCTACGCCACGCCAAAATGGATCTTCCATCATTTTACGTTGCCATTCATGATCAAGCATCCAAGCCCAACGTTCACTTGGACGTCCAAAGTCTTGATGTACTTGTTTTAGAAGTTTGGCCCACTCATCAGGATCATATGGTGTGTAACGACGAGGCACTTGAACATAATCTTTCAAGTGCCTCTGCATTATAGTGTCTATGTCATCCATAGCACCTGTAATTTGGTTGAGGGCCTGCATAGTTATGCCTTAGGTGTTACAGTTAGAAAATGGCCCTCAACCAATTCTTTTATCCTTGACTGGCAAGTATGTACTTGCCATATCTTTGGTGAAACTCATCAAAGTTTTTAAGTTTAGTAGGTTGAAACGGAATAGCATATGTTGTAAGTGCAATTCTTGCACCCATAACCACCAACTCAGTTTCAAAGTTGTCCATCATAAACCTAAAGAAGTTGTCGCTCATTGAATGAAATTCAGCATCTTTAACAGTACCTAATGCTTCTTTAAGTTCGTAGCACATACTGATAGTAAGTGAATACATTGCACTAACTTCTTGTACTTCAAGTTTGCTAACCTTACCAGCAAGTACATCAGTTGGATTAGGAAGTTTACCAGCAATCTTTCTGTGAGCTTGAAACTTCACTGCAAGACCTTCACCAATGGTACCAGCAATAAGATCAGTTGCAGTGGTCTCGTCCATTTCTTCTTCAATGAGTTCGCTTACAAAACTCCATGATCTTGGTGTAGCAAAAGCTCTACTTGCACTCTTAGCATCAAAATCGTATAGGTCCTGCTTGGCAAAACTCAAGTAACCTACCACATCAGGATGGATACCATTTTCAACTGCCCAGTTAAACCATGCTTCGTAGTCTGCACGTATTTCAACGTGTACAAATCTATTTGCAAGTGGAGTAGGCATTCTAAAGGTAACACCTTTGTCTGACTCTCTATTACCAGCGGCAATAATAACAACATTGTCTGGTAGTACATACTTGCCTAGTCTTCTGTTAAGCACCAACTGATAAGCCGCCGCTTGTACACTAGCAGGTGCACTGTTCATTTCATCCAAGAATACAGTAATCATTGGATAGTCTTTTGCAAACTCAGGTGATGGAAGATCAATTGGCGGAGCCCAATCCATTACACCTAGTTCTTTGTTGAAGAAGGGCATACCTCTAAGATCTGTTGGATCCATTTGACCTAAACGTAGATCAAACATATAACCGCCAGCATCATCAGTGATCTGCTGAACTATATCACTTTTACCAACACCTGGAGGTCCCCATAAAAATATTGGTCTTTGTTTTTTGAATGCTACTTTTATTGCACTTTTTGCACCAGCAGTAGTAACTGTTCTATATTCTACTTGACTTGAACTTGACATAAGCTATCTCCTTGTTTCTAACTGTAACTTTATATTAACACACTATTGTTTAATGTCAACCGCTAATTTTTGAACCATTGACAGTTTGTTAACTAAATTTTTAACAACTTCGATGTTCATATCACGTCTCTTGCTTTCTTCCTTAATGGTATAAGGAAGTGTTCTAAGCAATAGCTCAATTTTTTGTCGTGGATTGTCTGACTTAAGAATTAGTTTTTTTAAACTATTGGTACTAATTGGACTTGACATATACTATCTCCGTTTTCTAACTGTATACACAGCATAACACAGGACAGTATATTGTCAACCGTTTTCTAAGAAAAGGTTACTTTCTTTTTTCTTTGCCGCCACCTGACCAAACATCACGTGCATTGACCCGGATATAAGGTTTGTTGGTCTCATTGGTGTTTGGATTAGGTACAGTAACCATAACACGTCTACCTCTTTGAAATG